GGCATACTTACCGTAGTTAAGTATTGCCTCGCAAAGGGTATTAAGCTTTGCATAGGTTGCATTGTCATTTGCGTATGCTTTAAATACTGCGTTGCAGTATTTCTTTACAGAATAAGTAAAGCCCTTAATAATAACGCCGTCATACTCAACTGCGATAGGGGTCAAAGTACCTATATTTTTCGGCAAAACTTTCGCTATAGTTCCTTTAAACTTGTCGCTTAGTTCAATCTTCTCGCCCTTAGCGTATATTTTAATTTTGTCTTTAACAATGCCGGTAGCACTGCCTTCATTCTTGCTGATGCCAAGTCCGATGTCTATATTTTTTGAAAGCGTAAGATTGGCACTATAGTCCATCTTTGGAGTTGTCTCGTAATCAATCGTTACAATTTCCAGATAATTATTGGTATGCTTAACGCCATAGGCATCGTTATCGCTGAAGAAACACTGAGTAGGAGCGCTTATACTTTCGGTGGTAAACTTGCCCGTACCACTCTTAAGAGTAATGCCGACAAGTATGTCCGAATCATCATCGCCGTAAAGCTCAAGCAAATCCTGTACATGTTCGTTAGATTCATCAAGCAAGAGATTATTTGCATTACCCGATACGGTATTGTTTACAATCTTCGTACTATTGCCGATTGAAATACAACTATCATTAACATCCGGGAATATTGTTGAATAATTATCAAATGTAATTGTATCTTCGCCGGCGGTTGCCATCATTGGTGCAACCGATGTCATCATTGGTGCAGGGCTGTAACTTGGCGCAGCCGATGTCATCATCGGTGTAGGAGCACGGCTTCCGGTCTCCTCTTTAATCGAAGACCAAACACTCTCTAATTCTTCTAAAGTGACTAATCCTTTACCTAATGATATAAATAGATATTTTACTCCGGCCGCTTCGTACCACTCACTTGGGATTCCGTATTTTTCGTTCGCATACTTGAAAGAAGCAAGGCCGTATGTTTCAATATCACTCTTAAGCTGTGCTTCATCAGCCTTTAAGCTTTCATCTAAATCATAAATATTTAAAATGTGATCTACATCATCAGGACAAGAAAGCAGACCGCTTGCAAAGCAGTTTTGATGAGCAGCCGTGTAAATGCTGTAATAGTCTACCGCCGTGGTTTCTTTCGTAACAGAGGTCAGTTTGTGCCAAGCGCCATCTTCGCCGTAGAACTCCTTGCCTACAAAGCTTTCGGCATTATCTTCAGTAATGCGGACATAAGAAAGCGAACTCTTTGCAAGAAGGTCATGAATACCGGCGATAGAAAGCTTATTCCCATCTTCAAAATTCAAGGTAAATGGTACTGCTTTATCTTCGCCCTTATAAGATAGATATACTTTCGCAGAAGAAGTCTTACCGCTTTCGTGGTCGAAGGTTTTTACTACATCGCCTTCTGAAATCTCTTCTATCTTCTTTGTAGTGCCGTCTGCCATTGTAATCAGCGTGCCGGCGGCAAAGCAACTTCTTTCTTCTGAATAGAACACGCCGCCACCATTATTTCCTGCCGTGTTTTCTTCAATAATAGTTTTTTGTATGAGGGTCTTAGCTGCCTCGTTTCGATATATCAGAATTCCTCCGCCATTATATACCGCTGTGTTATGGCTTATTTCACTTTGATTAACAATAAATACTGTTCCATTATCGTGAAAAATGCCACCACCAGTGCCTTCTTTGGCGTCAGTGTCGTATCCGCCTTTTGACTCATTATAAGAAATGGTGCATTTATCGACTATTAAATCACCCGTCGATTGAATTCCGCCACCACTGGTCGCAGCAGTGTTCATAATGATGGTAGAGTTTGAGATACTTAAGCATGCATTATTTTTAGTTTGAATACCTCCGCCGCTAGCTGTAGCAAGATTTCCCATAACGCAAATACTATCTACAGCCGCATTTTTTCTAGAGCCGGAGCCCATAATTTCTACACAAATGCCACCACCTGAAGGTGCCTTGTTGCCGATAATATTTATATTATTAATTTGTATTTTACTATCTTCATTACAAAGTGCGGCACGAATTCCTCCGCCAAAATCTGTTGGGTTACCACCGGTTATACAACCGCCTTTTACAGAAATAACAGTGCCTGCTTTTGGCCTTGCAGTAAGTTTTTCGTATGGCACCGCTTTTCCGGCAGCATCGTCATTCCAAACCCAAAGTCCATCAGCATCTACAACATATTTATGTTCTATTGTTGGATTATTATCTATAATTGTTGCATTGCCATTGCTGGCAAGAACGGAGTCGGTGCCGGTTCCCTTAAGCACATGACCATTCAAATCGATTGTAGCTTCTAAGGACTTAAATTCTTTATCTTGACCATTGACTAAAACATCACAGCCAATAACATCGCCGGTAAGATAATACTTGCCGCTTTTATTAATGTCAATATAGTTTTCTTTGTCTTTCATGGTGGTAATGTCTATCCACCCGGTCCTATCAATCTCCTGGGTGGCATGCTGAGCCGGCTCACCGGCAACCGCCGTGCTTAGTGTCATTGGTGCAAGGCCGATAACCATACTAAGCGTAAGCAAAATGCTTAAAAGTTTCTTTGTCTTTGTTTTCATTTTTTTAAAAACCACCTTTCGTTTTATTTAATGTGGAATGAGGAATGAGGAGTGTGGAATGATTTTTTAGTTATTCCATTCCTAATTCCACATTCAGTTCCAATGCCTAATTTTTACAATCATTCCATTATTAGGTGTATTATAACTTAAGAATTCCGTTTTGTAAACAACAAAATAATACCTTTTTATTCCATTTTTGAGGCTTTTCGCCGAATGTGAAATGAAATAAATCCCCCAACGGCCGCAGGCATTTCACTGTCCGAAGGATAATTTCACGCAGGTCGTGCATTTCACTTGCCCAAAGGGCAAATTTCGTTGAAAAAAGCACTTCCGAAGAAGTGCTTTTTTAATGGCGGGCAAGACGGCGCGAAATTTGAACACAATTCCTCTCCGCGCTTTACAGCATTTTCGGCTATTTTAAGGGATATTTTGCTTCTGTCTCCGCTAAAATTCAAGCATAAAAGTAAATCGCCATTGTCGTATAGGTAAGCGGCTTTCAAAAAAGTATCTACCAAGAATATTCTCCAACCAACATCAGATGTATCACCGTTTCTAAACCGTTCCAAGAAATATACAACGGTGTCGCGTTCCAAAACCGGCTCTCTCATTTTTTCTTTTGCGATGCTTTTTTGCAGAACGGATTTCTCCGCTTCCAATTCAAGCAGGTGGCTCTTTATACTATCCGTAACAAGTCCGCTATCTATTACCGCCATATTATTTTGTATTGCCGCTTCGACCTTTTTTAATTTTGTTTCAAGACCGTGCAATTCGGTCTTTTTTTGTTCGCCCTCTTGCCACTTCATAAAGCGGTCGGCAAATTCCTGTATAACATTATCATCATTTGCTATCTTTGCAAGATATTCAATGATTAAATCTTCTATCCACTCTTTCGGTGCGCGTTGCTTATCGCACTTTTTCTGTCTGCGATTGTTGCAAGTGTAATAAGAATATACGCGCCCGGTCTTGCTCGTTCCACCATCTCCCGTCATTGGCTCTCCGCAATGACCGCAGAACAGTTTCCCTGTTAGCAAAAATCCGCCATCCGTTTTTTTCGCTGCGGGCTTTTCGTGATGTTGTTCTACCAATTTCTGCACCTGTTGGAATAATTCTTTACTGATTATCGGCGGTATGCCGTTTTCGTCATATATATCGGCGTATTGATATATGCCGCAATATTTCTTGTTCTTCAGTATTCGGCGCAAAGAGTTTTTATTAAACGGCAGGCCATAATTTGTGCGGTACCCCGATTCGTTCAAACCTTTGTATATCTCTACCGCAGGTTTGCCTGATGCGTATTCTTCAAATATACGCTTTACAACAGGAGCGGTTGCGGGGTCTAACTCATATCTGCCGTCAGATGCCGTTCGTAGCCCATATGTCTTCTGACCGAGCGTTTGCCGTTTTAATGCGGAATCATACAATCCACGCTTTACATTTTGACTAAGGTTTGCGGAGTAATATTCTGCATACCCCTCCATTACGCTCTCCAATATTATGCCTTCGGGTCCGTCCGGGATGCTCTCTTTGGCATACAGAACGCGCACACCGTTCTGCTTCAACTTTGCCTTGTATATTGCCGAATCATAGCGACTACGAGCAAAACGGTCGCTCTTCCAGGTAATAACTGTTGTGAACTGACCTTTTGCAGAATCACGAATCATACGCTGAAACTCCGGTCGCTTATCTGATGTGCCCGTCAAAGCGTGGTCGCAGTATTCTCCGATGACATTCAAATCAAATCTTTCGGCAAATGCTTTACATTCGCGGAGCTGTCCCTCTATTGATTCTTCTCTCTGTCCGCTTGAAGAAAAGCGGGCATAAATAACGGCGTTTTCTTTATATTCCATACTCACTCAGCCTTTTGCAACGAAATAGTGTATTCCAATTTTTTATCTGAATACATTTTAGATAATTCAACGCTTACATCCGATGATGTATCGGATAATTCATATGCCGCTTGAACATCAAGCGTTACGCCTTTTTTTATTTCTTTTGAAGCGTTGGCGAAATCATAATATTCTTCAACGCCCCACCTGTTCCACAACGCTTCGATTTCTACACCGTTCTGAAACAGTTTATCGTCAATCGCAGTTTTGAAAGAATGAGATTCCTTATCGTTGTTTGTGAAAGCATAAGTAACAATTAAAATGCTCTTATTGTCATCTTTTCGTGTTACTATCTGATAATCCTTAATCGAAACTACATAATCTCCGATTTCGCCTGTTTCGCTATTTGGCTTATCCGATGTGATTACTTTGTTTACCAAAAGAAAAGCGGCAATCAAAAACACGATAGATAATAGAACAGTAAGAGCGGGATGTTTTATATTTGTATTCATAATAAAACTCACATCCTTTCTATTATAACTGCAAAATATGTCATTGTCAGTCGAAAGTTATACTTTTACAAAATGCATACAAATTTTAATTTATCTGCTATAATTGGTATACTGCCGGCAGCGCCCCTATTTTCAAGAAAGGAGAACAAATACAATGAATACTATTGTTGCAAATCACGATGTCGAAGAAAAGAGTATGCCGGCGAAAATTGACGAAAAAACCGCAACCGACTTATTCTTGAAATTGTCTCCAGAAGCGCAAGATGAAATTATTGATTTGATAAAATTCCTTTTATCGAAGCAATAATAAGTCCCTGTTGCTCTGCGGAGAGTTTATTAAACAATTCGGCAAATTCAGCAGCGCGTCCGTCATCAGTTTTGGTGGCGGGCGTTTCTTCTTCCCCATAAAGCAAAAATGTCGGAGTTACGCCGAGCGCATCCGCATATTTCTGAATCATTGATTGGCTTATATCACGATCTCCGTTCTCAACTTTTGAAATAGCGGAGCGTCCTTCATATCCAACTTTCTTCGCCAAGTCGTATTGACTAAGTCCTTGCGCTATTCTTAAAGTCTTAATTCTTTCATAGATAGTCATAATAAATCCCCCAATCGTTGCTCTCATGCTACCATATATAAAGAAAAATGTCAATCCATTTTGGAAACATTTTGACCTTTTTTGAAAAAAGGTGTTGACAAAGTGGAAACTGTATGGTATTATTACGATGTATCCAAAATGGAAACACAAACGAAAGGAGATGCAGAAATGACAAACACAAGCAAGCTGAAAGGGCGCATGGCAGAACAGGGATACACTTTGTCAAGCTTGTCCGAAGAGTTACATATTTCCCGCCCGTCTTTGCGTAAGCGAATTAACGGTACCGCTGATTTCAAAGTAAGCGAAATTGAAAACCTTTGCTCTGTTTTGAAAATCCCCATCAGCGAAGTGGGAAATTATTTTTTTACCCACGATGTCGCCAAAATGGAAACATGAGGGTGAAAGGCAATGCAAGACTATCCGAAAATCAACACGGCAGAAATACCCGATGAAGTGTATCAGACGGGTTGCCGAATCCTCGCATCGAGCATACGCCTTTTATTCGAAAAGCCTGGTGTCCGAGAGGATTACGAAAAGTGGAAAGCAAAACGCTATCAAAGAAAGGAAGAATTAGATGACAAAGTTCAAACTGAAAAACGGCTTAACTGTGTATAAGACAACCGCAGCAGAACTTACCGCATTGGGCGGGCTTGGCATCTGTGATGAATGCGGAGAGCATAACAAAGTTGGTTATCTCATTCCCGTTCTCAATCGTTGGATGTGTCCCGAATGCTATAACGATTGGAAACACAGATGTAAGCACTATCCCGAAGATGACAGAATTGAGGAAAAGAACTCCGCGTATTACGAAGACCTTATCCCGTTTGAAACATCAGACGAGGAAGTATAGAAAGGAGAATATCAATGTTACCCGGAAGAAGCATAAAAGACCTCGCAACTGAAATCCAAAGGCAAAAGGAAGTCAAAAAGGATTATCTTGCCGATACCGATGCAATGCAAATGGTTGAGAGTGAAAACGGTGTCAGTTTTCAATTAAACGGACTTGATAGACCGTTCGGCATCAACGAAGTCGCCCACTCTCAAATAGGGCAGTATCTTGAAATCCCCACAAAGTATTACGAAAAGATGCGCGAGAGCAGCCCTGATTTGCTGATGCGAAATGTAAACCATTGGTTACATCATCCTTTGTCCCCCGAAAGAAGAATGGTGCGAACGCTTGACGGAAATGTAAGAGCATTCCTGTCGGATAGATACAGGCGCATCGACAACGCCGAAGTGGCGGAAACTGTTCTCCCCATTATCTCGCAGATGGATGGAGCCGAAATCAAAAGTTGCGAAATCACCGAAACAAAAATGTACATAAAGGTTGTAAATCCGCGCATCCAAACCGAAGTCCGCGTTGGTGATGTTGTTCAATCCGGAATTATCATCAGCAATTCGGAAGTTGGTCGCGGAAGCGTAAGCGTTAGCCCGTTGATATACCGTTTGGTATGCAAAAACGGAATGATAGCGCAAGACGGAAATGTTCGCAAAAATCATATCGGCAGAATTAACGATATGGACTTTG